GTCGATCAGGTCCGGGATCATCGACAGCGCCAGCGAGTCGCCGCGGTCGGGGCTCTTGACCCCGCGCTTCTTGGCATCCTTCTTCGACTCGAGCTGGATGCGGAAGCGCCCGTCGTAGCCGTAGGATAGGCCGGTCAGCTGCTCGGCCAGCTCGTCGACGTCGGGCACCGAGCCGTGCTCGAGCCAGTCGCGCATCTTGCCCCAGGCCTCGCTGCGCTGGTTGAAGTATTGCTTGTCGTCCTTGGCCGGCTGGCCCCACATGACCGGGATGAGCGGCACCGAGAGACCGGGCACGCGCCGCAAGGCGCCGTCCAGCTCCGCGCCGTTGCCGATCGCGTCGTAGACGATGCACGAGACGGGCGCCTCCTCGCGGGCCAGGTTCGCGAGCCGGTTGGCGATCTCGAAACCGTCGAAGCCCTTGAGCTCAAGCTGCCAGTGCACCTTGAGGCCCTGGCGCAGCGTGATGACGGTCGAGTCGTCACCGAAGCGCGCCGGGTCGCACGCGAGCACCTTCGGGTAGGGCCGGTAGGTGTCGGGCTGGAGCTTGCGCCGGCGCGCCTCGGTCACGAGGCCCGGCGAGATGAAGTTGTCGTAGCCTGCGCGCGGGAACATGCCCTTGACGCGCACGCGCACGAAGTCGGAGTCCTCGCCATACTCGTCGACCCAGGCCTGGATCTGCACCTTGTTCGTGAACGACACGGTGCGCGAGTCGACGCGCGCGTACACGTTGCGCTTACCTTGCGAGCAGTTCTGGAAGAACTTGCCCGAGGTGCGCGTCGGGTTGCCGTAGCGGCACCAGATGATCTGCGTCTTCGCGTCGGTGAGCGCACCCTCGGTCACCGTCCAGACGTTGTCGTGGATCTGCGAGGCCTCGTCGAAGATGATCAGCAGCCGCTTGCCCTGGTTGTGCAGGCCGGCGAAGGCCTCCGTCTTCTCGGCCGACCAGGGCACCTGGTCGATCCGCCACTGCTTCTCGCGGTCCTTGTCGCCGGCCACGTAGATGCTGGTGGCCGTGAGCGTGAACAGCTGCTTGGCGATGAACCGGTTGTACCAGGTCGCCAGCTCGGCCCAGGTCTTCGTGCGCAGTTGCAGGTCGGTGTTGGCCGTGACGACGCCGCGTGTGTCCTCATGGGTCGAGATCGCCCACAGGATCAGCCACGCGACCTGCGCCGACTTGCCCACGCCGTGGCCGCTGGAGACGTCCTCCTCGATGACGCAGCCCATCGGGCCGCCGGCACGGATGCGCTCGCTGATGCGGGTCTGCTGGTCGAGCTGCCACTCCTCGGCGCCGGTCATGTGCTCCAGCTCCGTGCCGGGCTCGCCCCACGGGAAGGCCCAGCGCACGAAGCCGGCGAAGTCGTCCGTGAAGGACGCGAGCTTCGCGTACAGCTCGTCCAGCGGCGTGCCTGCGATCGCGTCGTTCACGAGATCCACGTGCCGCTTGACGACCACGCCATCGAGGCTGCCATGGGCGAACTTGTTGGAGCGCCCCTCCGACTGGATCGCCTCATCGAGGGTCGGCAGTACGGGCTTGAACCGCGTATCGAAAATCGCCGCGTCGACGGGGCGGACGTGGTCGTCAACCCAGGTCGGCGCGGTGTCTCGCGGCTTGTAGGTACGGGGCACGTCACCCCATCACTCGCGCGGCGAGCCCATGTTCGTCGTCCCGGCAAGCACGGCGACGGGGTGGTTGTCACGTGGCACAGGCCGCTGGGCTGCCTTGACGAGTTCCTCGCGCACAATCTGGCGCACGCGGTCTTCGGAGATCATGCTGGGCTGGCCCTGCGACGAGGCGGGTACGAAGGGGTCAGGAAATGCCCCGTCAGTCGGCACCGTGTAGGGCATCGAGTGCAGGCAGACGATCCTGCCGCAGATGGTGCAGGCCATGCTCAGCGCAGCTTGCCGCGACCGCTGCCGTTGTACGACAGGCCGCCGGTGGTGCCGAGGATGCCCGCGAACTCGCTGCGCGCCGGGTAGCCTTCGGCCTCGGGCACGACGCTCATGCACGCCGGGTCGGTCTGGTCGACGACGCGCTGCGCGCGGTTGCCGCCGGTGGCACGGCTCGCGGCCGCGGATTGACCGATTCCCGTGGCCTGGGCCCGGAAGGCGGCGGGGTCCATCGCGCGGGCGCGGTGTGTCTGGTCACCAGAGTTCATCTTCATGGGGCGCTCCTGAGGCTGGGCGCACCTGGTGCGCAGTGGGTAGGGCCGAGTGTAGCGCGTTGGGGTCGCGTGTGGGCACGACCAGACGTGGCGTCGAGACGTCCTCGGCGTTGCTGACGTCGCCCGGCAGCGCGTACTCCAGCCGCTGGCCCGGCGCCTTTGGGTCGAACCGCGGCGCGGGCGTGCCCGGGTGGTCCCGGTCGGCGAAAGCCGCGTCGACCACGTCCGCGTGCTCGCGCCGACGCGCCGACTTCAGCCGGTCGGCCAGTGCATTGGCCAGTGCGTTCATGCCGTCGCCCTCGTCGCCCACGATCTTGAAGTGACGTGCCAGCAGCGCGAGCGCGGCCATCTTGTCCGACTGCCTGATTTTCTTCGTGACGACCATCGTGCGCGTGCGCGTGGGCTCGCCGTCCTCGTCGGTGGAGTCGACCTCCTTGGCGCTGACCTCCACCTCGATCCTGGCGACGGTGGCGGCGACGTCGTCCGGGAGCATGTGCACCGGCAGCAGGTCGCCGTTGTCGTCGTAGAGGTCGCGGATGTCGGCGTAGGCGATCCGGGCCAGCTCCTTCATCGTGCGCTCAGCCGTGATCGACACCTTGCTGAACCGCTGCTCGATGAGTTCTTGCACGCGCTCCTGGACATCCTTGCGATGGGCGATGGCCCAGGCGCTGTAGCGGTTGGCGCTTACGAACCCGGCAACTTTCGCGGCCTCCCGTTGGTGGCCGTTGAGCGCGTAGTGCTGCGCAAATATCTCGTGTTGCGGATTCTCGAGGAAGGGCATGCGCGGATTATGTGCCTGGTATGCGAACTTGCAAAATTTTGCAGGTTCGGGGGATTGCTCGTTTCTCAAAAATCAAAAATTTCGATTTTCGGTTTGTGGGTTGCCGCATGCGCGCACGCCGGGAGGGGGTAAGGGGTGTTCCTGTGCGCGCCCTCTCCCCCACCCCCTGGGGGTCTCTTTTTAGCCCCAGCCAGGCCCCTAAATCACAAGCCACAAACCCCTCAATGCAAGCGCTCAGCCAGGCCAGCCGAGACCGACCGAACCAGCGCGTCGTTCCAGTCGGTGATGTGCTTGCAGACGCCCGCGACCAACGAGACCCAGTTCGTTGAGTTCAACAGGTCGGGTCGGTCACGCGCCGATTCGATGATGCCTTCGACAACACGCCTCGCGGTCTGCTCAACGTTGACATGCGTTGACGAAGTCCAAGAACCCACTTTCGCAGTGCGGTCTTCGTCATCGAACGTGACCAAAACCCCACCGTGTTTAGGGTCATCGGAACCGAGTCTGTGGATCGTGGGCATGCGGATGTCCGTTTCGCGATTTATGGCTTGGAAATCGCGAGTTTAGGTCAAGTTCGGGGCCGTGCGCGCAGTTTCGCTGGCGCAAGTTTGAAGTTGAAATGTGCAAAGCGACCATTTGAGCAGCGAGTCTGCAATCTTTTGCACGTTCGCGATAGCGAAAGCCAATTGGACGCTCGCAACACGCGCTCCGATACTTGGTGCATACCAACCGGAGAGCAGAGATGACCAACCAAACGCAAGCCCAAACCGAACTCGCCGCGATGCGCGCCGACCTCGCCAGCGCTGACAGCGTGCGCGACCTCGTGGAGCTCTACATCAACTGGATTGGCTACGACGTGGACGCCGAGATGGACGGCGAGGACTACGAATGGACGTTCAGCGAGCTGTACGCCGTGCTGCGCGACTACTGCGACCAATTCCAAATTGACACTCAAGCCTGAAAGCAAATCATGGCACTCGCTACTCTCATCGTCCCCCCGCTCTACATGGCCATCGTTCTCGGCGACGGCAGCTACGGCGTCAAGATCAGCGCCCGCAAGGTCGCAACCGTCGACAAGATGGGGCGCACGCTGAAATCCTGCATCTACCGCCAAGCCGACAAGGTGCACACGATGGACTTCGCGCAGCTGGTGCAGTTCGTCAACGCACGCGCGGGAGCCTAAGCCATGCCCGCACCCAAACTCGAAAAGCACTGCGGCTCGTGGGTCATCGTCCAGCGCACCACGCGAGACGTGGTCTGCGAGACCTTTTCACAATCGGTCGCCGACCGCGTCGCGGACAACGAACCGCAATTCGAAGTCCTGACCACGCTGCAGTGGCTGGTCGAATTCAACCATCGCACCCAGGGCGCCAAATGAACCGCAACCGACACCACGAGCTGGAACTCGTGCCCTTCGAACAACCGAAACACATCGCACCCAGCACGCGCCAGCGCCCTGCGCCCCGCAAGCACTACCCGCGCACGCTGTCTGTGCTCGTGGGCGCGCTCGTGGGCTTCGCTGTGCACCTCGCAACGGTGCCTGCGCCCGTGATCGTCGAG